TAGCAAGAAGGATATGAACAGTGTTCAACATCATTTTTATAATTCTGAAGAGAACGAAGCTGAAATGGAAAAGGTAAGGAAACAGGATATTATTGATGAAGCAGTATATCTTAAGGTTAAATTGCAAAAAGAATCTTAGTGAATTGACCACCATACACCAACTCATTCTCGTTATAACCTTGAGGATCTTTACGTTTTTCAGCAAAGAGCGTATCAATGTATTGGAACTGAGAAGCTTCAGCAGCAATCAAACGGCTTAAGAATTCGATACCAGCTTCACCAGAAGCAAGCACAATATGACGATCGGAAAACGTCTTACGAGTAATGAAGATTTCCATCAAGTACTCATAAATATCAGAAAGAGTAAGCGAACCATTATGTTCTTTCGTATGACCATCTTTCACCAACTGTCTCCAACCTGGAGCAGCTTTGATAGTGCGATTGGTATCACGGTCAGTCGTTTTTTGCAATTGACCAAATTCCATTGCCATCTCTCTGTCCATCTCGGTGCGATCAAGCAAACGAGCTTCAGCGTGGGAAAGAAATACACCTTCTTCAATTCTTTCAGTTACACCAGAATTGGTAACATCGAATTTTTGTTTGTAGAGATAACCTCCGCCCATTTGATAATCAAGACCATGTGGAACTTGAGTACCTTTAGAACGACAGCCAAGTTCAGTACGAATGAATTTGTCAGTCACTTCAACTTTATTAGCATAGTTGCTAATCCAAGACTGAAGCTTGAACATATCACCATATTGATCTGGACCATACTTTTGGTTCAGTTCGTCAGAAACAAGTGACGACACACGAATAGCTCTTTTACCGGGAGACAAATAAGCAGGATCAATCCATGCATTCAAATCACCAGTTTGGAGAGTACCTTCGTATTCCCAAGAGTTGACCGAACGTTGAACAGGATAACCATGAATAACCACTAAAGGAAGATCCGAACCTTCGAGTTTAATAACAGCTGGCTCATGCAGCCAGTCTCTATCAAGGGCAAAACGGAAAGGAATTCCACCTTTACCAACTTGATCTGTTGCTCCAACAAGCAACTCAGTAAATCTAAAGTCTACATCAGCATCTGCCATGAGATACCAAGAGTAGTCATCAACACCACCAGGCAATACATACACATTACCTTTTGCGGCAGTCATGTATGTGAATTTCTTATTTACAAGGGCGGTTCCTAATTTGCTAGAAAACAATTGTGATGTTTTCACGCCAAAGTTAAACGGTTGGTATCTACGAAACATAGAAGCGTGCGTAAATGAATCGGCATACGATCCACCAAATGCTTTACGTTCGTGAGTGACCAAAGCTGTCTTTCTTTCCATTGAGTATATTTATTAAGTTAAAATTTTTAATCAAAAACAGGCTCTATTTTTTCATACTTTTTATTGTTATTTGGTAAAGAAACAGTAGACGATGTTGAGTTAGAACTAAATTGATTTTTTTCAAGTTTGTCTTTTAACGAAATAGTTTGTTTCGTTTCAAATTGTTTTTGAAAAACATCTAAATTAAACGTCTTGTTATCCTTATTATAATAAGTAATGAAATCTGCTAATTGTACTAACGCCTTTGGATTAGATACAATGTCTCTAAGAGTATTATTAAACTCTTGACCTTTAAGAATATTTTGAACTTTATCTACACGTTCATTTTTCCAACCAGAGCCTTTAAGTTCTGTAGCAACATCCTGAACAAACTTAACTTGTTGTTCCTTAATTTGGTTATTTTCTTGAGATTTGTTTGTAATTAGTTCATCTACCTTTCTTGTCTTAGTAGATTGCTTTTCCATTTCTGCTTTAGCCTCGTCAAGAATAAGATCGTCGTCCTCAAGTTTATCAAGCATTACACCAATCAAATTGGGTTTAATACCTTGGGCCTTGTAAACACTTTCTAAATATTCTCTAGCAGAATCAACAGTCTCTACACTAGTAGTTGTTTCCTCAAGATCTTCAAAATATGATTTGAAGAAACTTTTCAATTCATCTTTAGTAATGTTGTCACCAGCATTAGCAATAAATTGTAAAACGGGTTTAGAAATATCAGGAAGGCCCTCAACAACAGAGTTGAGAACAGCTTGTGGTAAATCTTCAATATAAGAATCAATTGTTTCCCAAGTACCATCAAATGGTTCATTTTCTCTTTCTACAAGATAATTTCTTTCTTTTAATTCACTAAAGAAAGCAATTGCTTTTGGGTCAGCATTTTCAGAATACTTTGGTTCTATGATATCTTGAGTATCTTCTGTTGGAACAACCGTTTGAACATCGTTATTGGTTGAAACAATATCTTCTTTTACGACAGGAAGATCATCATTAGTGATAGTAAGTACTACATCTTCAAAATCTGGAATGTATATATCATTCATAATTTTTACAAATTTACGGTGCGGTTATGTATTTTGTATAATCAATTATACAATAATCGAAAAAAGACGTTGTTAATTCTATTCAAGCAAAAAAATAAAAAGCACCCTATTTACTAACGGATGCTTTTTTCATTCTTTTAATAGAATTATCTTCTTTCTTAAGTTTTAATTGTTCTTTATCTACTTCTTTTTGATGTTCAAACTCTTTACCCTGAAGTTCTAGTTTTTTTCCTTCAAGTTGAAGTTTAGCAACATCAATAATATCTGGCACTTCATTGTTATTTACATCAGTATCTTCTGCAAAACCAAGAGCTGAAATGGTACTCTTTTGAATTTCAGTAATTCTACGCTCTGTTTCTTTTGTAACTGCCAGTTCAATTTCATGTCTTTGAATATCTTCTCTAGAATCAATTTCCATTTGAACCTGCTTCTCTTGACTTTGAAGTTTCATCTGCTCCATCTGCTCCATTCTCTTCTGTTGCTTCTGCTCCTCAATTACAATTCTTTTATGAATTTCTTCAGGAGAAGCACCAGATACCATATCTTTAAGTAAGCCCGAAATAGTAGACATTCCTTCACCACTATTTTGGGCAAAAGCATGAACTAATTGAAGCATATAATCGGTATACTGTTGTATCTGTCCAGAATTAGTAAGATATAAACCAACATCACAGTGTCTAAGAGTATCGGGTGTAACTTTCAGTAGTTCAGAAGTTCCATCAGGTAAGAAATAATGAATCGAATGTTCTTTTAATTGTGGATTAGCATTGAATACGTTCTCACAATAAGTTCTAAAGTTGTTCAACCAGTCATTAAGTGCGGACTTCCATATTTCAGAGTGAATAAAGAAATAAGGTTCAGTAATGTGGTGGCTTTGAGTAATTGCCTGCTTGTTGTCAGTTACATTAGAACCACTATCAAAAGCGGCTTCTCTTTGTGGACTGATGCCCATTGCAAGACCTATCTCTCTTTTAGTATATTCTAAAAGATTCTGAAGATTAAGTAATTCAACAGCAGTACCTAACATATAACCAGAGCTGCCAGGACTTCTAGTTGCAGGTGGTAATCCACCCAAAGAAGATTGAGAACCTGAATAAAAGTCTTTATTTGTCTTCTTAAGTATTGTTAAATACGCAACAAGTTTATCTCTAATTGGTTTACCGTCAACATCTTCGCCCAACATATCAGGAATTTGATCTACATCAACTGCCTGAATAGCACCTTGATATTTACTCAACTCTCTATTTTGAATATGCTTAATATAGATAAATTGAAAGTATGGTGCTAGAGCTCTTTGAAGTAAAGATACTGATTTAGCGTTACGAGCATTAAAAATAGCACCTTTAGTGCTTAATTCAAACGTGCTATATGGTTGTTCAATGTTGGTATATTGATATGGAACTTCTCTAAAAATAGGATACACAGAATCACCAAGTCTTACAACTTCATATTTACGCGGAATCCAAAGCTTTTCAGCAGTAAACTCAGTTTGCATAACATCATCAACCCATCTATATCTTTCAGACTTTTCACCATATCTATTAATAAATTTTTCCATTTGAGCATTCTCTGGAATTTCAAAATCAATAGGCATTGGAGTAACAATCTCTTTGTTATACTCATCCGTATAGCTTAAAAAGATTAATTGTTTAAATGCTTTAAATTCAAAGTGGGTTTCCCAAATAAGAGATTTTTCTCTTTCTGTTCTATCAGAAGACATGTTTAACCCAACATCTTTGTTGTAAAGACTGTTGTTATCTTTGTTTAATTCAAGATAAAGATTGTGCGAGAAGTCATCATGAATTGGTCTAGCAGTTGCTCCTATCGCATGACGTTTATCAAGAGAAGAAGAAAACGTTGAATTAAATATACCTAGTTGTTGCAACTGTTCATTAGTAAGATCATAGTTACTAAATACATCAGCAGGAGTTAGAGCTTTCTTATACCAAATCCAAGAACCTTTTTGAACATAACGTTCATTAGGATTCTTGTGGAAACCAACAAACATTGGGTTTCTAATTTCAATGTGGGGTTTGCCATGTTTCCAACCACAATAAACAAAAAATCTATCAGTAATAATAGTATCTTCAAGAGTATCCATTTTCTTCATCTTAATATCCTGATCGTACATACAATACTGAAGGGCCTTACTATAAAAGATTTCCATTTCGGACATCCAATTTTTGTTAAGCAGGTCTTCTGGTTCTAACTTAGTTCTAAGTTCTTGTGTGTACTTTTCAATTTCTTCTGGAGACATTTGTTGCATTTGCATTTTCTGTCTCTCAATTTCAATAGCTAATTTTTCGTCAACAGATTCTTTGATCTTGTTAAAGAGTTCATCATTCTTGTCTTTAACCGCCTTAGAAGTAAGCAGCATGATTCTATGTTGATCATTTCTTGAAAGTATTTCTCCCTTGAGTACATTAATTTTATTATGTAGTTCGGGATAGGGTACAACATTTTCTTCAATTGCATCCATATCTTTACCTGCTGGGTTACAAAAAGCTTGAATTTCAGCTCTAAATCCATCGAGATTATTATTAGCAACTTCGTAAGAAGTTTTCATTATATTGTAATCTTCAACAATAGAATTGTCTCTTTGTACAATATGACCCATGTAGTCTTTAAACCACTGCCCATCATTTGCAAACTTTTCTTTTTCAGAAAGCTTCAAATTAAACACTGGGCTTTTGCTTTGTTTTGTCATCTTTATTATTGTTTAAAAGTCCGTACCTTGCTTTCATAACATTCATGTAGTGTTTCAATCTTTCTGGATGAAGTCTAAAATAATTCAACCGTTCTTCAATATTACTTTTTATTGGTAATTCTTGTTTTGGTTCATCATTCATTATATATAATATAAGAAGTATTAATTAACAACTCTACCAGTGCAAAACTATTTTGAAGAGCATTAATAACAACATATGTTGAATCAATAATATTTTCATCGTGTTGTTTAGTCTTAGTATTATATGGAGTATTAAAAATCACATTAGGATTGTAATTAGCATTTTTGAGTATTTGCCAATATGGTTTCTTTAGTACTTCTTTTACAATACTTTGGCCCGGAGTTAATTCAAAAGGATAACTCATAGCTAAATCAATAATTTCTACACCAGCACCTCTTACATACCCATTCTTAAATGAAGATTTAATTGCTCCAATAGAGTCTTCAATTCTATCATACTCTTCTTTAGCATTCTTTTCAGTAATACCACCAACATAAATAATAGCGGAAATCTGTTTCAATCTATTAATACGATTTAGATAATCTTGCTCATCATAAGACTCAACCGCTGCTTGGGCCATCTTTTTTAACTGAGTAGTCCTTGCTTTAATTTTATCCCCATCAGTTTGATTATAGATAGTAAACTCAAAATCATTAATTACAATACGATTTACCTTTCCGTCTCTAGACATAAAAGCAATAATATCTTTTCTATTATTATCAATACCTTTACCATATCCAGGAGATTTAATTAAACAAACTTCAAATCCACTATTAAGTTTATTAGTCAAACAATAACGAATAAAATTATCAGAAAAAGAAGGGGCAATAATAACAAGAGGAACTGAATTATCTCTAAGTTCATCAAATAATTCTTGATATTGTTCTACATAAGCAACATTCTCTTGCTCTATAAGAATAGCACATTTCTCAAATACACAAGTGCCGTTTTCTTTATTTGCAAACTTAGGATGAATCATTCCCGATTCAAAATGCAAACCCTCTGTAATCTCATAATAAGTACGATCACTAGTCCTAGATTCTTCCAATGAGATATTAGCATCCAAACCAGTCTTTGTAAAGATCTCTTTAATCAAAGAAGCAATCTTTGGACTCTTGCTTGAAGTAGATGCAATATTGTAAACATCGTTAACAGATTCAATCTTAGTTGATCTTTTAATTAATTCTTCACAAATATTGTCAATTGTATTTCTAACATCTTCCAAGAAATTATTAATATCTGTTTCGTTGGTTTGGATTTCTTTAAAAAGACTATTAGTAAATTCTTTTACAAAGAGCGAGGTTAAGGTAGTTCCATCACCACATTCTTTAACTGTTTTATTAGCAGCATTAATCAGTAGTTGAGCACCAATATTTTCTTTGTTATCTTTCAGTTTAATCTTTGAAGCTACAGATACACCATCTTTAGTAAAGATAATTTCATCAACAGGATCTCCTTTTCTATCAAGAACAGTTTTAGCTAAAATTACATTTCGTCCAGAACCACCCATTGTAGAAATAACTACATCAGCAGCAATATTTATACCTTTAATAATAGAATCCAATTGTGGATCAATTGTACTTGTTTGTTTCATACCTCGTTTAATAAATTTTTCATTCTATTGTGTCTATCTACCATCTCCCTTCCTGATTTAAATAAGTAAGGATTCATAGATAGAAAGGTTAATGGATTATGTTTTCCCTTTTTACTGGTTTCTTCAACTACTTGGTGCTCTATTTCTTTAAGAGCTAAAGGATAACCAAGAACAGAAGATACAGCATCAAAGTTTGAATGTTTGTCAAAGTGAAAGTTAATCATTTGCCGTATAGTAAATATACAGGGAAATGTTTCAATAACCCTTTTTTCTACACCATCGTGCATAGTCTTAGAAAGCAACCATTCATAGGTATTACCAATCATGTCTAAGAGAGCAACCTTATTTCCAACTACATAACCATATTCTAAAACCCTTCTATCAACAGCAGAAGAACCTTTTTCCTTGTTTGGTCTAATAGCGAGTAAGTGCATTTTCTTCTTACGCATGAAATAACCTCTAACCGCCTCACCTCTGTTTGCTTCATACCATAAACCCCTTGGTGGATTACCGTAATAAGCAAGTACTTTTTCTACATTCTCGTAGAAAGCATCTTTACCATTACTGTGTTTACCAATATAAGTACACACTAAATAATTTCCATTAAATCCATCCTTAGTATATTTAGGATTAAGGAAAACCATTAGTGCACCTAAAGACCCCCCATCTTCTACATTCTCTGCAACATAGGGATCTAAAGTAGCAATATACATATCATCAGGAACCTCACCTTTAACAATATTGGGTTCTTCATAAATCATAATAGTACCATCAATAGTTGACATTGATCTATCGTAGGGGAAATCATAAAATGGTTCAGCATCAGGATCATATTCTGCTTTAACACCATTAAGTGCTTTGCTGTCCCAAATAAGTTTCTTAGCAGTTCCAATAGTTTCATATAGTCTGTTTTTAAGAAGTACTTTTTCACGATCTAAACATTCCATAATTGGAAAATAGTGACCTTTAGAGGTAATCCACATATCAGATGGAACCAAAGGATAGTTCATTTTTTCATTACGAAGAACTTCTGGGTCATTAGCATTATTAGCTTCTGCCCTACGTTTAGCATAATGTTCTAAAACATCTTCTAACTTTGTATTACCATTTTCATCCTTAAAAGAAACATCAGTAAGATAGGCTGGCATAAATAAACCAATCTTTCCACTACCTTCCCATATGTCATCAAACTCTAAGAAGTTATATTCCCCAGGATTAGTGAATGCTTTTTTAGATTGTTGTACTAAGTCAATGTTACCCGAAGTACCAATTGCCCATTGCACACCAAACTGCCCACCTTTATCTGATACTGTTGCAGTATTAGAAAGAAGGGAATCTACAAAATTAGCTTGAAGTCCTATTTCTTCCATTACTGAAAATAAATATCTGCCACCAGCTGCTGCTTGAGCACCACCTTGCTTTTTATCAGAATAGTTAACGTGTAAGAGTGAAGTACCAGTACCTTTAGTTATCCATCCTGCTTTTGTTTGTACTTTGTAAGAATACCTAAATGGATTCTTTTTATTACCAGAATTAATAGATCCTATCCAATCTCTATAGAAGGGAGCAGGAGTATAATCATCATCTTCATAATTACCCCAAACACCTAATGATTTTT